TAGATATACTATGAAGATGGCCCTAGAAGGGATGCCAGGTCAGAACCGCGTCGGTGAAGATGGTAAGCCCAAGTGTAAGAACTTTTGTCAAGTGAAAGGAAAGTATCTCAAATACGAACCCGTATTTGTTTTCTTCAAACCCAATGACGACCAGAGATAATCTAGCGACTGTTCTCAATACCATGACTGATGATTACATTCATACACTGAGACAGGGAACCTCGACACGAAAGCCTAAAGTAGACAAAAATCTGGTGACTGCCTACAAGCCTACCAAGAAGGACATGAAGGCACTTCTAGAAGATTATTCGGCACTCGTTGATGAGATTGAATCTGCCCTTGATGGGGACGAGGAACTTCTGGAGGGCTGGGATTTTCTTTCCAAGACTAAACTCAATCATCTCATTTCTTTTGCCACTGTTGTGCGTGACTTCTTGGAGACGAACAGCAAGATCACTCGTCGCAAGCGAGCGAAGTCTGCTACCGATCAAGTCAAGAAGATGAAGTTCAAGGATGAGTGTGAAGGTGTAAAGTCTATAGAACCCGAAAAAATCATTGGATCTAAGACGCTTGTATGCTATAATTGTAAGCAGAACAAGTTGTTCTGGTATGAGAGCGATACAGGCTTTGAAGTGAAAGGCACAACAATTCAAAACTTCGATCCTGACAAGTCGTTCGGCAAGAACTTCGGACGGTCCAAGATGACTCTTAAGAGTCTGGCAAATACAGGTATCATGTCAATCAAAACTGAAATGGATAAACTCAAGAACAAGAATCTAGAAGCCACTGGTCGCGTGAGCGGTGATGTGATTCTCGTTAAAGTTTCAAAGTGAATGGACAACAGTGATTCTCCTCGATAACAGTCAGATTATTCTGGCAAACATCTTTCAATCAATCAAGTATAATCCAAACATGGATGATGACTTTATTCGTCATCTCGTCCTCAATACCTACCGCATGTATCGCACCAAGTTTTCAGACTATGGTGAACTTGTGATTTGCAACGATGCTGGTGGTCCTTGGCGCCGAGGTGTCTTTGAACACTACAAGGCTGCTCGTAAAAAGCAACAGCGTGAATCGAATGTTGACTGGAGTGCCATCTATAATTCTTTGACCTCTATTCGTAATGAGGTTCGAGACAATCTACCATACATGAATCTCACTGTAGATAACTGCGAGGCAGATGATGTCATCGCCGTTCTTGCTGCACGCTTTCACCAGAACGAAAAGATCATGATCATCTCTGGTGACAAGGACTTTCAACAGTTGCAGGCATTCTCAAATGTTGAACAGTTTAGTCCCATTCAAAAGAAGATGTTGGTATGCGAGCGTCCTGATTCGTTCCTCTTCAATCATATCATGAAGGGGGATGTCAGTGACGGTGTACCAAACATCCTTTCCGACGATGATACTTTCGTGATCGATGGTAAGCGCCAGAAGCCTATGAATGCAAAGGCGAAGACTCGCGTCCGAGAAGTAATTAACGGAAATGAGGTTGACGAAACTATATCAAGAAACTATGATAGGAACCGTCAGTTGATTGACTTCAACTGTATTCCGAGAGACATCGTTGAGCGTATCAACGAGAGTTACGACACACAAGAGATTGCTCCAAGGAGTGGACTTCTCAACTACTTTATTCAGAAGGGACTGAAAAATCTAATGGAAAGCATCGGAGAGTTTTAATGTCAAGAGACTACAGAAAGATGAAGAAGCGTTCGTGGGGCGAAGACTATCAAGAGGATGGTAATCGCGGCGTCCGTCGTGAACAGCGTAAGGGCAAGCGAAAGCAAAACAAGAAGATTCTTCGTGACCTTATGAATGACAAAGATAGTTTTGATGATTATGCAGAAGACCTTAAAGAAGGAGACAGGTGAATATGATGACTGCAACTAAGACCGTTTTATCTGAAAAGACCCTAGCGATTCTAAAGAACTTTGCTGGGATCAACTCAAACATTCTGATCAAGCCTGGTAACACTCTTACCACGGTTTCGCATATGAAGAACATCCTCGCCGAAGCCGAGATCGAAGAGACCTTTGATCGTGAGATCGCCATCTGGGATCTTAACCAGTTCCTTGGAACAATCAGTCTCTTCGATAAGCCCTCTTTTGAGTTTGACGAGAACCATGTTATCATTTCTGGTAACAACGGTTCGAGCGTTCGTTACTTCTATTCTGCACCGAATCTAATCACGACGCCGAGTAAGAAGATTACGATGCCTGAGATCGCCGTTGACTTTGAACTTCGTCAGCGAGATCTGATTGAACTTCAGAAGGCTGCTGCTGTTCTTGGTCTCCCCGACCTGTGTGTTCAGGCTCAGGGTGACTCTCTTGTCATGTCTGCTCTTGACAAGAAGGCTAGCAACAGTTCCAATACCTACTCCATCGAACTTGGTGAACTTCCTAGTGATGAACATGATTTCAAGTTCTTCTTCAAGGTGGAAAACCTCAAGATGATCACTGGCGATTATGATGTCTCAATCGCCAAGCAGGTGGTCAGTCACTTTACCCACAAGACCTCTGGTGTTCAATATTGGATTGCCCTTGAGTCGGACTCGGTATACAATGGATGAATTTCTCTGGGTAGAAAAGTATCGTCCGAAGAAGATCGAGGACTGTATTCTTCCCGCATCGATCAAGTCCACCTTCAAGCAGATGGTAGACTCTGGGGAAACTCAGAATCTGTTACTCTGCGGTGGGCCTGGTTGCGGGAAGACCACCGTTGCGAAGGCTCTCTGTCATGAAATGGACAGTGAGTTCATGATGATCAACTGCTCGGAGGATGGTAACATCGACACACTCCGAACAACGATTCGAAACTTTGCAAGCACGGTGTCTATGTCTGGTGGTAAGAAGGTTGTCATTCTTGATGAGTTTGACTATTCAAATCCACAGTCAACCCAGCCTGCACTCCGTGGATTCATTGAGGAGTTCTCGAAGAACTGTCGCTTCATCCTGACTTGTAACTACAAGAATCGTATCATTGAGCCGCTACACTCTCGATGCACGGTGGTTGAATTCAAGATTCCCATTGATCAGCGACCTCAGATGGCATCGCAAACCTACGAGAGAGTCACCAAGATTCTCAAGCAGGAAGGTGTTCCGTTCGAGGACAAGGTGATCGCCAAGTTGATCATGAAACACTTCCCTGATATTCGTAGAATTCTAAACGAACTTCAGCGTTACTCTGTCAGTGGCAAGATCGATGTTGGTATTCTGTCTGAGTTGGGTGACATTAGTATCAAGCAATTGATCTCTTCGATGAAGTCCAAGGAGTTCGGAAAGGTTCGCAGTTGGGTTGTTGAGCATTTGGATAACGATCAGACGCAGGTCTTCCGTAAAATCTATGATGGTTTGTATACTCACATGAAGGACCACTCTATTCCAGAGGCAGTTCTTATTCTAGCAGAGTATCAATACAAGTCCGCTTTTGTCGCCGACCATGAGATCAACATGGTGGCATGTCTTACAGAACTTATGATGAGGTGTGAATTCAAATGATTATGATTCCAACAAGGGGAAAGGTTATCATTTCCCGAAAGACTAAAGGTGAGCAAGCCACAGAAGAGGGTATCATTTATACCGAAAAGCAAATGGACCACTGGATTCGTGGTCAAGTGATGGCCATCGGTGAGGGTAAGATGCATTCTAGTGGTTACATTCGTGAGGCCGAGTTTTCTGTGGGAGACACAGTTATCTACGACATGCGAAAGGTGAATGGTTACGATGCATATGATGTCGTTGACCTTGATGATATTATGGGTGTGATCTGTGAATCTGAGTGAGATTCTAAACTCAATCAACCACAACAAGGATAATATCCTTCGCTCCCGCGACGAGCGGGAGGAGAGATCATATGCTCCTTACATCATCAACAAGTCTCTCTCTTACTTTTCCGACACGATCTTTCTGTCCAACAACATGAACGCCATCCCAACCGTGGATAAAAGAATGCACTATGAGTATTTTCTGCATTCAGTTCGCAAGAGAAAGCGATTCAGTAAGTGGCAAAAGAAACAACAGGACGAGAGACTGTTATGGATTATGGAGTATTACAAGGTATCTCGTAGGAAGGCTGAGGAGTATATGTCCCTTCTGACCGAAGAACAGATCAATAAGGTGCGAGATCATACCACTTTCGGTGACAAAAATAGTTAAAATCCTACATACTTTGTTCAGTATGGAGGTTTTTAATGGAACATATAGATTTATCTGTGGAAGATTTGGTTGAGATAACACTAGAAGAGGAAGACGATTTCCTCAAAGTGAGAGAAACTCTCACTCGTATTGGTGTATCATCTCGAACCGAAAATAAGTTGTATCAGTCTTGTCACATTTTGCACAAGCGTGGAAAATATTACATCGTTCACTTCAAAGAACTGTTCGCGTTGGATGGTTTGCCAACAGACATAAGTGAAACGGATTTAGGAAGAAGAAACACCATCACTTCTCTCTTAGAGGAGTGGGGTCTTCTTTCTATTGTGGATTCGTCGAAAGTAAAAGAGCCAAAAGTTTCCCTTGCACAAATCAAGATTATTTCGTATAATGACAAGAAGGATTGGGAACTCGTACCTAAATACCATATAGGTAGGAGAAAGTAAAAAAAAGGAATCTTTATTATGTCAAAAATTGTGGTCAAATTTCCAACTCGATCTCGTCCAGAAAAATTCAAAAGTGTTTTACAAAAGTATATCGACTTCCTCTCAGGAAAAAACGATATGCGATTTGTTATCACTATGGATAATGATGACGATACAATGAACACACCAGAGATGAGAGAGTGGTTGGACTCTCTTGATGTAGATCTAAAATATAATTATGGTGACTCTAAGACCAAGGTAGAGGCATGTAACGCAGATCTTGAGGGAGAAACTGGTGATATCTTAGTTGTAGTTAGTGATGATATGATTCCCTGTCTTGAGGGATGGGATGATATTATTGCTGAGGGATTCAGACAACTGTTCCCAGACTTTCACGGATCGATAAAATTCAATGATGGTCTTCGACCAAAGGAAGACTTGCTCATGACTCTTCCTGTTCTTGGTTTCCCTCTTTATGAGGCGATGGGACATGTGTATCATCCCGAGTATACCTCAGTGTATTGCGACACCGAGATGACGGCACTGTTCGCTAAAATGAATGTTCTTGCTACTTCACCCGCCTGTATCATTCGTCACGCATGGGTTCCTGGCGATCATGAAGAGGCTGATGCTCTTCATCAAAGGAATGAAAATGCAGAAATGTATGGGAAAGACGGGGCAGTTTACCAAGAGCATATGAAAAATGATTTTGATATGAATATTGTGAAGGAGCGCCTTGATGCCAAAAGACCCGTCGCAGATAAAACTTAGTATTCTTATACTTTCGATTCCGTCTCGCTTAGATCAATATCAAATTCTACAGAACAAACTACTCGATCAAATTGGAGATCGGGAGGATGTAGAAGTGCTATCGTTCATCGACAACAAGTCTCTTCACATCTATGAGAAGAGAAATGTTCTTCTGCAAGCGGCTAGAGGTAGTCACTTGTGTTGGTTGGATGACGATGATGATGTTGCCGATAACTACATCTCTCGTCTGACTGAGGTGATCGGTGAAGATCCTTCGTGGGATGTTATTTCCTTTAATCAGGATACTTATCTTGACGGAAAACATGCCCGAGTTTTTTGTGAGATGGGAAACCCCCACGATCCTGTTTTGCCTGACGGTAATGGTAATTACAAGGACACCCTTCGTCCTCCATACCACTGGTGCTGCTGGAAGACCGAGTTGGCTCAGTCCGAGTTATTTGAAGAATACTATTCGGGTAACGGACAATCATGTGAGGATATTCATTGGTTGATGAGACTTTACCCCAAGGTTCTTCAATCATACAACATGGACGATTTCCTACACATTTATCGTTGGACATCTGAGGGAACCGAATCGGTGGTGCAACAGTGAAGAAACTAATTACATTTTCTCTATGGGGAGACAACCCATTTTATCTTGAGGGTGCCTGCAAAAATGCAGAACTAGCGAAAGAGATTTATCCTGAGTGGACTTGTAGGTATTATGTTGCTGGGAAAAACACACCCAAAGAAGTCATTGATCGTCTAAAAGAATACGACAATACCGAGGTTGTCATCGTGGACGAAGAAGGTACATCAAATTCTATGATGTGGAGATTCACCGCATGTGATGATGAAGATGTTGAGTGTTTCATTTCTAGGGACACTGACTCTAGATTATCATTGAGAGAGAAGGAAGCGGTTGACGAATGGTTAGAGTCCGACAAGAATTTTCATATTATGCGTGATCACCCCTACCATGTTACCGCAATCATGGGTGGGATGTGGGGAATGAAAAGGACCGCTAGAATAAACATGAAAGGCAAAATAGAAAAGTTTATTCGCGGTAATTTTCATGAGGATAAAAAGGGTGCCGATCAAGCGTTTCTGTGGGGTATGATTTGGCCTCTTGCCATGGAGGACAACATTACTCATGATCCTTTTTTTACAGAGAATGCTCCTTTCCCTACTCCAGAACGAGATCCAGAAGCGATGGTTTACTACGTCGGTGAGTGTGTGACCGAGGATGATGGTCTATGGTCGCAGTCTGATCGTGATGCTTTGAACAGGGTGGAAAATGCAGACTAAAGTAATCATGTCGTGTGATGACAATCCATACTACTTAGAGTTTTGGCCTTTGGTTGCCAAGGTATGGAGGGAGAGAATAGGTTACGAACCTGTTCTTGTTCATGTAGGTGAAACCCAAGTGTCCGATGAACATGGTCAAGTCGTTAGTATAAAACCCGACGAAGACTATCAGATTCACACGCAGGCACAGTTGGTAAGATTGTGGTATCCTCAGTTTGAACCTGATACTCTATGGATAACCAGTGATATTGATATGTTCCCTGTCTCTAAATCTTACTGGAGAGAGAATGTAAACGGAGAATATGATTGGTGTAACCTAAACACGAACCTGAAAAACTATTTTCCAATATGCTACAATATAGCCAGTGGAAAAAATTTCAAAACCATTTTGGACACAGAGGAGTCTTTTTCTGACTTTATGGAAGATGTAACCTCAAGTTTCAGTGAGGAAACAAAACATACGCCTGAAAATTGGGACGGTGAACCAATGGAGTCTTGGGGACTGGATGAGCAGTTTGTTTCTATGGTTGTTTCTTCTTACCGTGACGAGGGGGGCCGAGTTAGTCAACCAATGAGACCCGATGGTTTTCACAGCGGTAGAAGACTGGACAGGGTAAAGTGGAATCTTGAGATTGACAAAGTTATAAATGATTGGTATATTGATTGTCACTCGCTGCGACCTTATGATAAGCATCGAGAAGAAATAGATGAACTTATGGATTTGCTATGCACCACTATACTATCTTAATGACGGGACACAATTCAAAGCCTTGGATTGAGCAGTCTCTGATGTCGGCTTTACTTCAGGACTATGATAACTTTGATGTTATCGCTATGGATGCACAAACCGATGACGGAACTTATGAGTTCCTGAAAGAAAAAGAAAAAGAATATGACAACCTAACAGTTGTTAGAAATGAGGTTCGGCAGTATCAACCACAGAACATTTATGAGGGGACCAGAATGTCAAAAGATGGTTCTATCATTATCACTTTGGACTTTGACGATTGTCTACTTCATAAAGATGTGTTAAACACTCTTAACAAATACTACAATGATAATGTTTGGATGACATATGGCTCATATGTTAAATCATCCAATGGTCATGTTGCAGGATTTGGTCGTTACAGTGATCAAGTTATTAAAGATAATGCGTTTAGAAAAGACCAGTGGAGATCCACTCACCTAAGAACATTCAGAAGAGAGTTATATTTTCATATTGACGAGAAGGATCTGAAGAATGATGATGGGGAATGGTTTAAGGTTGCAGGTGATTTAACATTCATGTGGCCTATGCTAGAGATGTGCGGTGATCGTTTTGAGTTTATTCCCGAACCGCTTTATGTTTATAACGAAGGGAATAATAACTCGGTTAATCGTGGTGAGCAGGCGTCAGAGCAGTTAAATAACGAAAAGATCCTGAGAGCCAGAACCCCATATAATCGTTTGGAGACATTATGAAATATAAAAGTCTAAGTGATATTCACAGAATACATGCAGGAGAAACCATCTACTTAATTGGTAATGGACCTGCTATTCTCGATATACCAGATGATTATAAGAGTAAAATTAAAAACGGTATTTCAATAGGAGTTAATTCTTCCCATTTGTTTATGCCTACAACTTATCAAGTGTGTTCCACTTGGTCATGTTATCTTCTTAGTTGTTACTACGGCGAAGTTTCTGGTTGTAGATTTTATCAGGGACAGGGCATAGGAAATGATAGTTCTTGGCCTTTTGGTGGTGCAACCATCGTCAGTCCTGATTTCTTTTCCGAATATAACACCATTGATATTCACAGTCATATGTCTGATCCGATCTTTGCCACCGCGTTAGTCAATCGACCAACAAGTAATAGTGCCATGTGGGGCAGAGATAATATTATGTTTAGTGCCACAAATTTGGCAACAATCATGGGTGCCAAAGAAGTAGTATACTTAGGTTTCGATCAAAGAAATAATGGTCACTACTATGATGTTGAATCTTTGATGGAGGTTTATAAGCAACAAACAAATGAAATGAAAAAAATGTATTCTCTCGATCCACACATACTTAAGGATCTTGAAGACATGGAATATAAGAACATAAGTAAAGAGGAAACTCCACAATACCTGAAAGTTAAAAATTCAAACAAGGGTAAGTTGGAGTCTCTATTTTCTCACATGGGAAGTTTTGGTATAACTCCTGTTGTTCATGTTAAAGATAGTGTAGTTTATGATGCGGGTGCTGAGTGGAGAGATTATGAAGATGAATGAAGTGACAGCAATTATTGTTGGTAGAAAAGGCAGTCAACGAATTCCAAACAAAGTTGTTCAGCCCTTTAGTGATACCACTTTACTAGAACTTAAAATTAAGCAATTACAATCATGCGAGATGATTGATCGTGTCGTTGTCGGATCTGATGGATCTGACATTCTTGATATCGCTGCTAGTGCTGGTGCCGAAACTGTCGTGCGACCAGACTATTTTTGTGATGAAAAGAAGGCATCCGCGAACGAAATGATTGGTAACATGTGTTCTCTTATTGATACGGATGTTGTCGTTTGGGCTCACTGCACGAACCCATTACTTTCATCTGAAACATACGATAATTTTGTCCAACTTTTTTTCGAAAAGGAGAAAGAGGGGTACGACTCAGTTCTGTCTGTTGATGAAGTCAGGGAGCATCTTTGGGGGGAGGATAAGAAACCTCTCAATTACGATCCGTATGGTGAACGACACCCACTTGCCAAAACTCTCCCGTCATTGTATAAACAAAACGGAGGGATATTCATACAACGGCACGATAACATAAAAACTAACAGTTACTTTTTTGGGTCTAAGCCATACATCAAAGTAAGTCCCGTGGAGGAGTCGGTTGACATTAACACTTGGTATGATTTCTCCATAGCAGAATTTTTATACGAACGATCAAAGAAGGAAAGCAAATGAAGATAATGAATATTTTTGACGGTGATATTGCTCACTCCCCTAGTTGGAAGCAAGCGGGACTTGAGTGCGGCGTTCGTGACCCTGAGCAACAGCACTTGGTAGAGCCTCCCTCGAATGTTCGATGGGTCAGGCAACAACAGTCATTCCATGAAGATGGTGACATGACAGGTATTTCCATATTTACTGATAAGTTTTTGCAGCCTCAGTGGAAGGATCAATACTCATCCATTGACAGTCCACATAGGATTGCTTTGCTCTTGGAATCTCCCGTGGTAACTCCAAGAATTTATAATGACATTGTGCAGATAGAAGATTGCTTTGATTTTGTTTTTACCTTCAACAAGTCTTTGCTCGATAGTAACCCTCAAAAGTATAAGTATGTTCCTGCCGACTGGGTGTGTATTGAAAAAGAATCTCATGTGGTTCATGACAAGACAAAACTAGTGTCGATGATTTACTCTGAGAAACCCGATGGTGATAGGCCACTTAGACATGAGGTCGCCAGAAGATTCGAGAGTAAAATTGATTTGTTTGGTTCTGGCTCCCCGAAAGGTGAAGAACTGATGAAGTCCAGAACTCTCAACCCCTACATGTTCTCCGTGTCGATGGAAAACTGTATATCCGATTACTACTACACAGAGAAAATTTTAGACTGTTTCTGCACCAGAAATGTTCCCATTTATAGAGGTACAACATACATCTCCGAGTTCTTTGACGAGCGAGGTATCATTACATGGAACGAACTTGATGAGTTAGAGGATATCCTTGACAACTTGTCCGAGGAAAGGTACGAGGAGATGAAACCATACATCGAAAACAATTTTGAGATGTCTCAGAGGTATCTGAGTGCAGATGATGTTTTGTATGATATGATCAAGAGGTGCCTGGATGATAGCAACCACAACACAAAGAAGGAGTTTGAATATGCGAACACTGTCACACACTGAGACATATGACTTTTGGTTTGAGAATTCGGAGTTTGATGACCATGATCAGTTTGAGTCTGAATACTATGTAAATGATTTTTACAAGGACATTGTTTTCAACTTGGACCTTCCTGAAGAGGGATACATTGTTGTTGCAGGAACACACAAGGCAGTGTCGTTCAACTTGCTATGCGAAAAGTATGGAAAGGATCGCTGTATTGGATTTGACCTGTATAATCCTTCCGATCATCCGTGTGTAAAAATTAAGGATTGTATGGAACTTTCGGAGGGGGACAACATCCCTATTGCCTTTGCTCATAACGATGTTGGTAGTTTGTCCCATACACCCGACTTAAAAATTCACACTCATAAGTGGCTAGCAAGTAATGTGGTGAGTGGCGGATACATCCTCGGAAACAATAATTTGAACAGGGCGAAGTTTAAGTTTGAGGAATACATGCAGGACAGTGGTTTTGATAACACCAACTTCGCAGATTTGGATCCCAGTAAATTTGATTTGACCTCCTTTCCTAACGAGCGAATAGAGGGTTATATGCTCTCAAGGAAAAAGTGATGACTAGTTTATATGATGAATTCCCTATAAGAAGAGAATTTCTAGATTTTGTTACCAACAAGTGGATCTCTGAAGGAAACGATCACACTGTACTAATGAATCATAATTTGAATGAAGATTCAGTTGTGTTTGAACTTGGAGGTTACAGGGGTGACTGGTGTAGAACGATAAGTGAAAAATATAACTGCAATATTTTTGTTTACGAACCAACGAAGAGAAACCACGAGATTCTTGAGTCCATCTTTTCACACACGGACAAGGTGAAAATTTTTGAGTATGGGTTGTCGAACAGAAACGAACAGTGTAAAATCTACACCAAGAACGACACTAGTTCTGTCTATGATAAAATAGGATATGATCCTGATGCCAGTGATGTGGAGAATATTCAGTTAAGAGATATCTCTGAGGTTCTTGATGAACATGGCATTGACAATGTGGACTTACTCGACATGAACATAGAGGGATCTGAGTACGATGTGATGGAGAGATTGATTGAGTCTGGTCACATAGGCAGGGTAGATAAATTCCAAATACAGTTTCACTCGGAGATAGGGCCTGAAGCCTTCTTTAGAAGATTAGAAATTCAGAAAAAACTTGCAGAAACACACAGAATGATTTATAATTATGACTTCTGTTGGGAATCTTGGCAAAGGAAAAATTAAAATGAAAATCATCAACTACGATACGAACAGATACTACTTCGCTGATTTAGTCGGCAGTCTGTACGATACCAGTCTCGATCAACTAGACAACGAAGATCAAAAGACTAATCTCATTGAAGGTAGTGATACTAAGACTGCTTTCCATAAAAAGTTCTACGAAAGAATTGACGCTGATGGAGGTTGGCCAGAGTTTACTAATCTCTATCAGGCGTTTGTTCGTGAAGTAATCTTCCCCATGTTTGAAGACGATGAACTCCTGTATCAGAAGTATCCAGGCATTCGATTTTGTAGGCCTGGTGCAAAAGCAGTTTATCGTTGGCATTCTGACGGAGACTCGCATCACCGACATCCACTGGGTGAGGTAAACATTTTCCTCCCACTAACTAAGTGTTTTGGTAACAATAGTGTTTGGGTGGAGAGCATTCCAGGCCTTGGAGACTTTTCTCCTCTTGAGATGGAGTATGGCCAGTTCATGATGGGTTACTGGAATCAATGCCGACATGGAAATAAGGACAACGATTCTGGTGTGACCAGAGTTAGTTTTGATTTTAGAGTCATGCCTAGTTTTGCTTATGATCCTGAAAGTCAGATGGCTAGTTGCACTACCAAGCAGAAGTTTATTATCGGTGAATATTACGATGTTATGGATCGAGAGGAAACGCCTGCAACTTTTGATCCTGTCGCAAACGCTATGTTAGGATCAGCATGTTGATGAGTCCACTTGAGTATGATGAAAAACTACTTGAATACATGATGGAAAAATACAACTGCAACGACCCTTGGGATGTTGTCGATGCATTTGAAAAGACCGTCGCTAGTTATGCTGGTAGTAAGTATGGCGTTGCAGTTGATAATTGCACTGATGCCATGTTTCTTTGTCTTAAGTATCTGAAGGCAGAGGGAGAGGTCACGGTCCCTCGTAGAACTTATGTTTCAGTCCCATGTACGATTATTCATGCGGGTTGCACTGTCAAGTTTGATGACATCGAGTGGAGCGGAGCATATGCCTTAGATCCATTCCCCGTCTATGATTCTGCAACACGAATGACAAAGGGGATGTATGTGCCTGGTTCTTACTACTGTCTTTCCTTCCATAGACGGAAGCATGTTCCGATTGGTAAAGGTGGGATGATCCTGACAGATGATGAAGAAGCATATAAGTGGTTCAAGTCTGTTCGTTATGAGGGTAGACACCTTGATAGATTATACAAGGATGATTACTTTGAGAACATCGGGTGGAACATGTATATGCCACCAGAGCAGGCAGCGAGAGGTTTGTTTCTGTTTGATAAGATAGAGGATGTGAATGAGGATCTTGAGAGTTCTGGCATTCACAAGGACTTGTCTGAGTTTCCGATATACGAGGAGGGGAATAAATGACCATAATGGTTACAGGTGGTGCTGGGTTCATAGGTTCTAACTTGGTAAAGAACTTACTAGAAACGACGGATCATGAAGTTGTGGTGGTAGACAGGAACGCTGTAAACATTGGTAGACTTAAGGAACTGACCAGTAATTGCAGAGAGTTTACTGCCGTTCATGAGTGTTACAACAATGTGGCTGGATCTATCATAGGAGAACACGAACCAGAAACCGTGGTTCATTTAGCAGCAGTTCCCCGCGTTGCTTTTTCGGTGAAACATCCAGCATCAACAACATACGAAAATACATACCTTACTACTAAACTACTCACTAAGTGCAAGGACTCTAACTGTGTGAAGAGATTCGTCTTTGCCTCCTCTTCCTCAGTTTATGGTGGAGCAACAGTTCTTCCCACACCTGAAACTCATCCTCTGGATCCGAAGTCCCCATATGCTCTTCAAAAGAAAACATGCGAGGAGTATTGTAAGATGTTTTCCTCCTTGTACGATCTAGACACCGTATGTTTACGATTCTTTAATGTGTTTGGTCCTGAACAGTATGTTGATAGTCCGTACGCAACTGTAATATCTAATTGGTTTAATTGTTTGAAGAATGGTAAGCCTTTACTTCTTGAAGACGACGGACAACAGTCAAGAGATTTCAGTTATGTTGATAATGTAACAGAGGCAATCAAGTGTGTTTCCTTTGCCGATGAAAAATTTAACGGTGATGTTTTCAATGTGGGAAATAATAAACAGACCTCACTGAATGATATTCTAGACTGGTTGTATAAGGAGGGATATCGTTATGAGGTGGAGGGTCTCCCTGCGAGACTTGGTGATGTAAAACACACAAGAGCCGATATTTCTAAACTACAAAAACTAGGGTACAGTCCAGTTTGTGATGTTTGGGAAGGAATGAAGAGAACAGAGAAGTGGTGGTTTGGATGAAAAAGATAACAGCAAATTTGTTGGGGCCTGGTGAGGTTGTTGCCGGCAAGCATAATTATGGCTTAGGTAATCAGATGTTTCAAATCGCTGCGGCGTTAAGTTATGCAGCAGACAATGATTTTCAAGCCATATTTCCTTGTCTGCGAGATAGAAACCACTATGGGACTTATACAGACAATATACTCAGAAATCTCGTCATAGATGAAGACATGCCTTCAGACAGCGTTGGATACTCCAACCCGCAACCCATCTATAAACCAATACCACCTTCAGATAAGTCTATTGTTATTTTTGATTCCTATCTTCAAAGTGAGAAGTATTTCTCTAGCAACAAAGACTTAATTAGAAAAACTTTCTGCCCTTCTGAGGAGGATAAAGAATACTTGCTAAAGAAATATCCGAATGTTTCAGAGTCAGTTTCTTGTCATGTTAGGAGAGGAGACTACACTCAATTAGCAGATAAGTATTCCTCACTCACGGAAAATGATTACTATCAAAATGCAATTGACATTATTGGTGATAGACCTATGATCGTTTTCAGCGATGATGTTAATTGGTGCATTGAAAACTTTAGAGTCGATGACCCACAGATTTCTTTTTCCACGGAGAAGGACTATCTGGAAATATACTTGATGTCCATGTGTAAAGACAATATAATCGCAAACTCCACCTTCTCTTGGTGGGGTGCTTGGTTGAATGGAAACGAGGAGAAAAAGGTCGTGGCACCTTCGGGTTGGTTCACCGTGGAACACAATCGAAAAGATCCAGACCTAATTCCAGAAGATTGGATTACAGTATAATGAAAGAATATAAAAACAAAAATGGAGATGTTCTTCACTGTGTATATCGCCTCGAAGATTGTGAGGGAGATAGATTCGACTTCACTTCCGAGGATAAATACTTACAGGGTGCAGTGATGCGAATGAATGATGGAAAGTCATACAGAAACCATAAGCACATTAAGTGTGAACGGCACATCGATATGACGCAGGAAACATGGGTTGTTTTTCGTGGTTCGGTTAAGGTTGAGTATTATGATGATGATGAAAATTACATGGGGACCGAAATCATAAATCCAGGCGATTGCACCATAACATTCGGTGGGGGACATAAGTTCTCTTGTGTTGCCGATGACACTTTAGTGTATGAATTTAAAAATGGACCATATTTTGGTCGTGATGCAGATAAGGTTTTTATAAATGACTAAGTTAAATGTTGGGTGTGGTTGGAGAAATTTTGGTCAAGAGTGGACACACATTGATGGTGGAGATTACGATCATCTAGATCATAAGGATATATTTTTACAAGAGCATGAACCCTCAAGTGTCGATGTAATCTATAGTTCCCATATGTTTGAGTATCTAGACCGAGAAGAAGCAGTCGGACTCTTGTCTGCTTGGTATCGTGTTCTTAAACCTGGCGGAATATTACGACTGGCAGTCCCTGATTTTTCTACCATGTCTTGGTTGTATCAGGAGGGGAAGATTACACTAGATCAAATTCTTGGCCCTCTGTACGGTAAAATGCAAATGGGTGAAGAAGTGGTATACCATAAGACAGTTTATGACTACGCTTCGTTGTCAAAACTACTTACAGAATGTGGGTTCCGTGATGTGTTTGAGTATGAGTGGAGAGAGACGGATCATGCAGAACATGATGACCACTCTCAGGCATACATTCCTCACATGGACAAAGATAATGGTGTGTTGATTAGTTTGAATGTAGAAGCGAAAAAATGAGTTTCAATAGCGTAGAAAAATTTGAAAATAAAGTAGCAGAGTTTTACGGCGCACCATACGCAGTTGCCGTTGATTGTTGCACACACGGTGTGGAACTTTGCTTAAGGTATAAGGACTTACGTTGGTTAACCGTCCCATGTAGAACCTACCTTTCGATTCCCATGCTCGCACAGAAGTTGGATATTGGTCTTACTTTTACTGAGGAGGAAT